CTCACAAGGTTCGAGTAGTAGGACATAGTTATTATAAGGGGAGGAAAGAATTCATGGTAGAGCGATGAAATCGTTACTACGATGAGACTGGGGGTGATTTTTACGGAGTTGGAACGACCGGCCACTCGACACCCGTGAGTTTCCCATCTTCATCTAGATCCGGTGAAGACATACCTGGAAGGTCACGGAGATGTTGGCGGTAACGTTTCCATTTTTTGAAGGTTTCATCGTTTATGGGGTAATCCCTCATCACGTATTTATCCGTGGAGGGAATCAGTGCGTCCCGTTCAGAACGGAGTTTAGTCATCGCATCGACTTTACGTTGTTCCACGGCTTCTCGGGCAGCAATTTCCTCTGGTGTGGGTAGAGGAATTCCGATAGTCGATGAGTCTGACATATACTATATACTTAATATTATAAAATTTCAACTGTGACATAGCCGTGTTGTGTGCCTGATGAGAGCGCATCTATTGTGATAAGTGAGGACGATATACTTGAGTTGATAAAAGACCCTCCAGCACCACCAGGTGAATCCCCAGGGCTTCCGCCCGAGGCACCACCACCACCACCACTGTATCCACCTCCACCAGATCCACCAAACTGAGCGCCGCTGCCGATGTTGCCCCCACCCCCACCACCGAACGCACCGTTTGGTAATCCTCCCCGACCCGACGTACCATTAAAGAACGGTGAGCTGCCCGTGGATACTTTATTACCCCCGAGCCACGTTCCATAACCCGAAAAATTTGACCCGCTACCATCTCCAAAGAACCCTGCACCACCTGGAGCATACTGATCATTTAGACCATTTGTTCCATCGGCAGAGCTCGAATTGCTGCCCGACGGCGATGTGCTTTCTCCTCCACCATGCCCCCCTCCCCCGTTTATTCCACCCAAACCACCCGCTTGCCCTTCACCTTTGTTACCTGCACCATTTGAACTTCTTGCAGGGGCATGCTGCCTTCCATTTGATGATGGATTATTTCCACCTGCTCCTCCACCACCACCCGCAGCAGCGAGTATAGTTCCATCAGATTTAACAATAAAAGTTCCTCCCCCACCTCCTCCATTACTACTACTAGTAGTAGCACTGGATACACCAATTAATAAAGAAAGTTTTTCATTTACAGTTAAAGTTACATCGAATCTTAATTTACGCCCATCTCCTCCCAGTTTTGTGTCGTTGGCTGTACCACCTCTTGCCCCAGCCATCGTGATACGATACGACCCCGTTTTGGGAACAGTCCATTCTTGGATTCCTTGGTACGTCACATTCAAATTACTGGTATAATCCGTCCATGTGGGTGAATACGCGGTCCTTAATTGTGAGAGTGTAGGGCCATATCGTCCCGTAGCACCAGCATTCGTGAACGTGAACGGGGACGCCATTGTGTAGAGTTCTGACGACCCCACGATATTGATTGCTCTATCTGTGAAGAACCCGCTGTTATTATCAGTCAATCGGAATGTTACACTCGTCGTACCCACCGCCCCGATTTGACCTGTTATCGCACCTGTACTCCCCGTAAGGGTGAGGCCTGATGGTAAGGCGCTACTCCCGGGTGCTACAGAGAACGTCCTATTGGTGCCACCACCACCATCTGTACCTACGAGTGTTTGAGTCTCAGACGCAGTAATATCGAAACTCAAGTTCGCACCAGCCGCGGTAGTCCACCCAACCGCAAACCCTATCGCGGCAGTACTGGTTCCGGTCAGACCCGAGGTACTGTTAACTTTAACTTTATAGGGTTGATTTGCGATGTCGAATCGTCCATCATCCAAAACACCGTAGTATTCAATCTCTCCAACTTGAAGATGCGCGCTGCTCCCATTGAGCTTGGCCTTTACTAATAGTTTTAAATATTTGAAATGACTACTTGAACCCCCGGATAATGTTGTGACATCTTGAACGCCGGTTCCGTTAGTTTCACTATGAAGTAAGGTCCAATTTGTATTATCGTTGCTCCCTAATACAACATATGATTTCATAAAATACTGATTGGCGAAATTAGCAGCTGTTACAAAACGAGTTAATTTAATTTTATTAGGTAATTCCAATTGTATCCAATGACCTACATGCGCTGTTCCAGCTGTATCTGTAAATGATGGAAGTACACCATTAAGAGACACGGCTGAATAGGAGCTAGATGTTGAGTAACCATTATCAACTTTCCAGTATGTTGAGGACGAGTTTCCGTCAAAGGCCTTCCACATCGCTTCCGAACCCGAACCTTCTGTATGTGCGGTTACGACGTACCCACCTTGGGACGCTGAAGTCATATCAATGTCTGGGTAGACGGTCCCACCCCCACTTCCACTGGGTGCCATTTTAAAGGTTACTTGGGTCCCAGCGGCGTTCGGGGCGGTCGTATCGAAAACACTATACAAACTTCCATCGGCACCTTCCAATTGTACAGTCGATCCACTAACAATACCCGTACCGGTAGCCGTGAATACCCGGGTTGATGCGTCAAAGACCTGTTCTACTACACTGTACACTTGGACTGTCCCCTGTGAAGCGAGGGGGGCTCCAGCGAAAATATCATCTCGGGGGACACCGAGTGTCACGTACTTCCCATCCGCCGATATAGCGAGTTGTCCATGAGTTGCCTCACCCGTCATCATGAAGGCGCTCGCGGACGTCGGATGTAATAGCCCTGTCTGTCCTGATGTGAGTGTCCACGTGGTTCCTGATCTATCAAAAATATGAGCGGATCCCATATCGCTACCACCAGTGGTATCATCGTAGGGTGCACCAACAACGACACGGTCTCCGTTTGTGGATATTCTGACCGTCGATCCAAATCTATCGGTCTGGGCGGGGGCTGGGTGAACAAGTATAGCTTCGTTCGTCCAAGTGGTTCCAGACCTCGCAAAGATAAATACCACACCGTCGTCGGTATGGGTTTTCAACGTCTGGTGCGCGCCGATCACGACACGGCTTCCATCGGATGTGATGTCGACTGAACAACCGAAAGCGAAGTTCGTGGCACCGAGTGAAGTCAACTCGCTCGCCGTCGCGATGGCAGATCCCGGTGCGGTTAAATACAGCTGGTTGAGGGAAGTTTGGTAGGTCCACGAGGTTCCGGATCTATAAAAAATATGGGCTACGCCAGATGACGAAGGTGCACCTGTCCTCTCATCACTCTTCGATCCGGTGATGGCGTATGCTCCATCTGAAGATAAGCTAATTGCATCACCAAAGTTCTCATACTGCTCGACCCCCCCGGAGAAACCCCCTACCATACTTTCATTCAAAGTCGCTTCAAGTGTCCATGTGGTACCAGATCTTGAAAATACATGCATTGCACCCGCATTACTGATCGAACCCACCGTCTCACCGGGAGCCGAAATCAGGACGCGACTCCCATCAGAGTTAGTGGAGACGCGATGACCAAACTCAGATCCGGTATTTTGAACGGGGGCGGAAAGTTCCCTTTGGTAGGACCATGTGGTACCAGATCTTACAAATATATGAACCGACCCACGGGTGTTACCCCCCGCGTTATCCCTGGGTGCCCCGACGAAGGCGTATAGTCCATCCTCAGATATTTCGACGGCGTAACCGAATTTATTCACACCGGACGAGGGACTTGGATCCAAGAGTTCATCTTCATGTGTCCATGTGGTACCAGTCCTCTTGTACACATGTGCTGAACCAACCTCGTCCTGACTACCACCCTGTTCGTCGTCGCCCCAACACCCGACTATGGCGCGGGTTCCATCTGAAGTTAAGCTGATGAACGAACCGAAATAGTCCAGCGTCGCGGGTGTCGGGTGCACAAGCTCAGCTTGGTGAATAAAACCCTCTAATTGTCCACCACTAGGAAGTGTGGTTAATGGCGAAATACCCGTGACTGTGGGTGGTTGGGCGATAGGGGCCCACCCCACCGCTGCGTACGCTTCCATGAACCCGGTTGTGGAGTTATACCGGATCGTACCTAAAGTGGGGTTCGCTGATCTCTGCGCTGTAGTGCCACTACCTAGAGTGCTACCCCCTGTCCCGGTCACCACAAGGTCTGTTGACTCAACCCGACCCCCCACACTCAAGTTCTTGGTGAGGGTCAAAGTCCCATCGTGGAGGGTACTAGACCCTTGGT